TTTTCAATATATCCGATGACTAAATCCATGATTTTAAACAATAATATTTAAAATATACCTTGCATAACCTTATAGCATTTCCTATCTAACCGTTGAGGGAGAGTTGACCTACCTGAAAGAGCATACCTCCTCTACGGAAAGAGCGTATCCTTTAGGAAATACTAGCGTCGCCTCCCTCAACCTACGACCAATTGATTAACAGTTTGGCGGACAGACAGGATTCGACACCTACTCCCCTGCTAAGGGAGTAGCCGCTTTGACAGTGAAGGCTTCTGTTGACAGGTGCTTATGAAACCTACCTGAGAACAACATTCACACTAAGCACAAACTGAAACCTATTAATGCTTAGAAACAAACCCCCGCAGCCTTCAACCTACGCACAGAATTGGCAGACCAATTTCCTTTTCCTGATATGGTTGGTACTCCCATATCATTTAACCTTTGGGCGATGCCTCTGAGGCTCAGGGAGCCGTCAGGATCAACCTTTTTAATCATAGGCCGCTTTGTAGCGGCACGACGCCTGTAGAGTGCTGTACGGGCTTCTGAGGCGTTCTTTGCATCTTTTGTAGTTCCTACCCTTCCTACAAACTTTCCGCCTCTGTATGCGCCCAACTGGACACCTCTAACCTTAGCTGCGGCTAAAGCTTCTTTGGTGCGTTTGCTAATGGCTTCTCGCTCCTGCTCAGCAACCAATGCCATGATGCCAATCGTAAGTCTGTTAGCCTCAGGCATATCCGCCGCTATGAAATCTATCCCTGCGTCTTTGAGGTTCAGAAGAAAGGCCGCATCCCTAGCTAACCTATCGATCTTAGCTACGACTAATGTAGCGCCAGATGCTTTGCATAATTCGATGGCTTCAGTCAGCTTTGGGCGTTGGCTTTTCTTCCCACTCTCAACTTCCACAACTTCTTCGATCAAATTCCAATCGCCACCATTAAGGTAATCTTCAACTGCTTTGCGCTGTGCTTCTAATCCTAACCCAGACTGCCCCTGCTTTTGAGTGGACACCCTGAGGTAACTTATAAAACTACCCTTAGCCATTACTGTTACTCTTCATCAAACCAACAATTGATATTTCGTAACACATAATGTGCTTTGGATACAGGCTAAGTAGGCCACGCTAGTGCCACCGGCCCCCCTACCGGTAGCGTATACAAAGCCGCCCCATTTTTTGGATTTTAAAAACCTGACTTTTGGGCATGAAGTCGGGTGATATGATGTGGTGATAGTTGGCTGCTATCTGTTATCGGTATCGATAAAATGAGGTATTGACTGACCCCTATGGATTATGTATTTTGGCCGTAGGCCAATTCCAGATATTCTATTGACTTTGTAATCTCAAATGTGCTATAATGAAGGTATGGTTTAGAGGTGATACTTCTATCATCTAAGCCCGTAGACCTAGAGGGCGTTGCAATCGACCCCGTCTACAAAAACCCACCATTGAAAAACGGGCATCGTTTAAAGCCCGACGGTAACCACTAACCCTCCAACAAATGTTTGAATCATTGTCGTTGGACTAGGAGTGGAAACAACACTCAACAACGAAGGCAGTCCTAGCTGAGAAGTGTCTAAGGGAGCGCACTGCCTGATCTAACTGGGGTCAAAACAAAAGCGGTTGAGACAAATGCTGAAGGCTAACCTTCATTCGTTTTTCAAACTCATCGTGAGCCAATTCATACAAAGCCAAACCTAACTTTGGGCAATCGCTACAAGGTACGGGCTAGGGCTAAGTATGTCTAAAATACCTCACATTTCCTCCAAATGAAGTCATTGCAAAACAGGATTATGAATGACCTTACCTTTTCAAAACAGATTAACTATCGGTGAAATCATAGAACGTCAGGCGGCTCAATGGATCGTCGAACATCTGGGCGCTGATGTAGAGAAAATAGGATCACTGGAAGCAGAAGATCACAAAGGAAAACCGTTTACGTGGAGAAGTATAGACGGCGTAGTGCGACGCTTAGTTTCACCTGACCTTAACGTCTATAAGGGTGATCAATACTATTCGGTTCAGGTGAAGCATAAGAACGCCATCATTCACGCTGATAGCTTCTCAGGCAAACAGTGTTTCTATTTTGATGTTAAGGAACACACACGGCTTAGTCGTCTAAATAGAACCCGCCCTTGCATCCTCTTAATCCACTGTCCCAGCCTTCCCGATGTAACTGCCAGAAACCCTACCCTGCCAAAGTTCTCTGATCCTTTTATCTTCGTAGATATGGCGACACTGGAACCAAACCAAACTCTCCTACACCGTAGAAAAATAGAAGGGAAAGACACCTTCGTTTTACCATTAGCGCTCTTCAAACCTCTCACAGAATTATTCAATCGAAAGGCTCCTGATGCACCAGCAAACAGCAACACTCCGCCAGAAAGTTCAACAATATGAGAAGGACATAATCATCGCAGAACTGAAGCGTGACAGAATGATGTATCAGACCGCAGAAGTACTGGGCATCCCGTATGTCACCCTTTGGCGCAAGATGCGGCAGTACGGGATTACAGGCGCATGACTGAGGTTTCAGCACTCACCACAAAGCAACAGTTATTCCTAGACGCTCTCACCTCTGAAGAGGCTATGGGCGATCTTAGAACAGCCATGAAGATTGCAGGGTACAGCGATAATACGAAGATTGCTCATACTGCCAGAGAACTGCGTAAGGAGATCAGGGAAGCTACGGAAACCCTTCTGGCAATGTATGCACCCAAAGCTGCTTATGCGCTTACATCGATCTTAGACAATCCTGATACGTTCAATGCAAGGCACATCATTTCAGCCGCAAAGGAAGTGCTGGATAGAACAGGCTTAACTGCAAAAAGTCATATGGAATTGGAAGTAAATGCTCCTAGCGCAATCTTTATTATGCCGCCCAAACAGACCGAATAGGTATACAGAGCCGCCCCACGACACGCTCTCATAAAAACTGTAACCGACTATGAGGCCATCCAGTGTAAATTGGGTGGTCTTATCTATTTTCCGAATAGCCTCTGCCAGACTGAACGCTGTGCCAGAGCCTTCCAATCGTCACGCTCTACCTTTAAATCAGCGTTGGCTTCCCTCACCGCTTTAACCTCTGCCTTTAAGCTACTGTTTTCTACGGATAGTTGGGTGATAGCATCACTGGAGGTATTACTGGAGGTATCAGGTATATGTTTCACGCCTCTGGAATCCATCCACGCCTTTAGATCGTCTTCAGATATCACCCAATGGTTTCTATTATTCCTTGTTGCATTGAGTTTTTTGGCATTTATAGCATCCATAACAGTCTTCCTGCTAACACCTGCTATTCCTGCTGCCTTCTGTGGAGAATACATGATATTTCTCACTGATGGTTACACTGATACTACCTGATACCAACTACCACCTAATCAGGCAATTCTATTATAGTATCTGCTGGTGGGGAAACTAAAATAAAGATTTACCAACTAGAGATTTTATAACAATATCCGTCTACATAACCTTTCTGTACCTCCGGATCCCGTAAGCACTGCCGTAGGGGCGACATAATATAATACAAAATTAGAACACAGGCTGCCGCAGCCAGAATGTATTGAAAGTTCTTGTCCATATTAAAATAATTCCTCTTGCTTATACGGCCCACGATTACGGCAAAACTTTAGGAAGTTACGGTCTGGGTTTCTGACCTTGATGTCTTTGCTTTGCACCCATTCACGCCACTCACTTTCCAACACACGAACATCCCAGCCTCGTGCAAAGTGTCTGGCTTCCTCGTATGTGTCCGATTGAAGAGAGAGCAGAGCATTTGAATCTACCGTAGCTTTGATTGGCCTTACTGTCAGTAAATCACCTGTAAGGGTAAACGTATAATCAGGAATATAATTCTGAGCGTGGTTGTCTTTGATCACCTTACTGATCATCCGTTTAAACTCTTTGTCACTGGAAGAAGAGCCTGTCTTCTTAGACAGCTTATCGAGGTGTATATCCCACTTTGATTGTTTGCCGCAGTGCTTCCTTGCCAACTCATACAACCGTCTTTCTATGGGTTTACGTAGCTGGAAATATTGCCTGTTGAGTGTGAGGACGTGGTTATTCTCAATAGCATCAAACACCCAATCACTCAGCGTGATTTCTATCTCTTGCATACGACCATCACGGGTTTCACGTATTACATCAGCACGATCAATCAGGCTAAAGACAGAGAAGGTTTCTGCTCCGCCTTGTTTGATGTTTGTTTCAATCTGCGTACCTTGAAGCCTTCGCAGGGTGTCCTTTAACAATTCATAGCCTCTGCCCGATGTCTGGCGATTTGTACTAACCAACATATCATGGGCAGTGATCTTTAGTTTGCGGTGTACCTGTTTACCTTCATTCATCGCCGCCACACACTGGCTAATGCAGTAAATCAAAACATCCCTATCGTGTACGGTAGCCAGACCTTTGGCTGATGGGCTAATTTTGATAAACTTATCGCCATTCACGTATTCTCTGGGTTTCATATCAGGCTTAGTGGATAGGCTGAAAACAGGATGCTCCATTGATCCCATATCGCCCTTCGGTGTGGCGTCTACGATATCACACACGAATAAATCTTGTTGTGGGTGTCTATCTGGTAGAAGTGGGTTTCTTGTGTTCGTCATATCACACACCAACGGGAATCAAATACTTCGTCATTTCACACACTAACATAGGGTAAAATCCCTACCAATAGTTTCGTCATTTCACACACCAAACTTCGTCACTTCACCCACCAAACTTCGTCACTTCACACACCAGACGCCATTATTTATTATTCAAAATCAGATGGTTAATAGACGATTTCCAGGCCGTAACTCTAATATAACAATATTTAACTATAAATACGCAGGACATTTACCTTGGCAAGGTAACGATCCAGTGGAGTGGATAGCGGGAATCCGCCCCATAACCTACGACCTTCAGGTTATGAGCCTGTACTTATTTCATAGGTGGTACGATTCCAGGGTCGCCTACCACTGTCAGCCTCTGACATAAACAAATGCGAGTACGAGTCTTCTCGACCGCATCATATTTTAACCTGTCCCGCTATGGCAGACTGCAACCAAAGAAGGCTGCGATTCCCCTACGGGCTGACACATTACAGATGAAGATCATAATTTCTAACGGACAATCCTGAGTTCGAATCTCATCGCCTACTCCATATTTAAACCTTTCCCTTAGGAGGGGACTGCGGATTATGATTCCGCTGACATAAACAAACGCAGGGGATTCAAAATCCCCCGCATATGTATAAACCATTGATTTGATTATAACTGGAGGGCAACGGATAACTATTTTCAATATATCCGATGACTAAAGCTATGATTTTAAACAATAATATTTAAAATATACCTTGCATAACCTTATAGCATTTCCTATCTAACCGTTGAGGGAGAGT